TACGGGCATGCACAGCATTGGCCTTTAGTGCCTCATCTGTACGTGCAAAGCCACCTGTCTTGGCGAACTTGTCACCCATGTCGAGCAGAACAATGTCGGGCTTGTATGCCTTACATATGCTCTCTACCCATGCCATGTCACGGCCTGTAGCATCCTTGATCTTGATACGGTTCTTTACCGGCTCATATAGATCACGTGCTTTGGATGGGTTTTCTTTGATGTCTCGCATCGTCATACCTGTAGCTGCTGTCAAATATCTGGCACCCACACGGTGATATCCTTCCTCATTACACAGGATAATGCAATTTGCACCCTGATGAGCAAAGCCACCGGGGCTGGCAATCAGGCTGGCATGAAACGATGTCTTGCCTGTGTTGGGACGTGCGCCAATCTCAATCAAGTGACCGGCGTTTACACCCTCAACCTTACGCACCAAGGTAGATATATTGAATGTCCATCGTGCTTCAAGATCATTACGTGCAAGCAATGTCTCAATGTCTATGTCATCCCACTCTACCTTGAGGTTGGGTGTGAAGTCATCACCATACTGCTCTAGCATCTGACGCAGAGGCTCAAGGCTAGACTTGTCACCATTGACATAATCAAAGCCAAGATTAGCGATGTCCTCACCGATAACCTGTTGAAATAGCTTAGACAATACCTCTTGTGCTACATCCCCGCCCATTGGTTGCTCACGCTTGATGTTGTTGAACAGAGATGAATACCCCTGCTTCTGTGCTGTTGTCATTGTAGGATTGTTCGCCATGAACAATGCCTCTATCTCATCAGGTGTAACGGTACGCTCGTAGCGATCCATTGCTGTGTCGATAGTCTGCTTAATCTTTCGTACATCTTTGCTGAACAGACGATCAGGGCAACGTGCGCCACGATGTTCGTCATAGAACTCTCTGTCCATCAAACTTCTAATCAGTGATAATTCCATCTAATTTCTCCATATCTGTCGGGTTACGATACTTTATATCATCTTCTAGTTTCAATACACGAACATCTGACACATGTCCACGTAATTCTTTTGCCATCTGTAATGTCTTTGGTAATGCATCGGGGTCTAGTGCAATTACCGCTGTCGAGAACTGTGTGAGATACCTTCTATGCGTATCTTGGAGAGATGTGCCAAGAAGCGCAACCCCGACAAAGGAACCGTAACCAACAACGGCTGCACTCACACAGTCCTCAACAACTACAGCGACTTTACCACAACCATGTGTGTATGGCAAGCCACTATTTCCATATCTTTTCCATTTAGGTATTCGCTTGGATAACGTCCTGCCGGTAGCATCCACCATCTTTCCATCCTGCATGACAGGAAATACAACACGATCCTCTTTGACATCATACAGTAAGCCAAGTTCATCCTGATCTAGCTGCCATCTGGCACACCACCTGTTCATATACAGCATGTCACGACGTGGTATCACATAGGGTGGCAGACTAAAGGGCTGCTCATCTGCTTTCTTTGTACCGGCAAAGCCAGCCTTGATGTCATCAACAGACAGATGCACACGGGTACTGCCACCAACAGTGCAGGATACCTTGTAGCAATTCCACAAAAGACTACCCATGTTGTTAGTTATACTGAACGTCTTGATACCCTTACATACAGGACAATTCATACGCTTAGTCTCACCATTAGCAACATCATAGTCATACGGGTTAATCATGTAAGTGTCCTTTCTATATGTATATATATTATATATAATATTAGTTCGCTGCGGCAGTTGAATGCTTATATCACGTTTTCTTACGTGCTGTCAAGGCATTATTTGCACTGATGAATGTATTTTTCAGATAGGGTTTTACTGATTGTGGATTAGCATGTCCTGTAACCGACATGATCTGTCCAATACCTACCTCTGCATCCACCATTTCTGTAACACCTGTGCGACGTAAGTCACTCAACCGTAGTTCTTTAGGCAACCCAACATCATCCATAAGTTTACGGGCATGCAACGGCAGCTTGTACATAGTGTATGGTTCGTATACCCCACGATATGCTACTGGTCTAGGTGCAACATAAGGCTGAAAGCCAAAATCTTGCTCTTGCTCTACTAACATAGAGTATAAATCGTCGTCTATGGGCAATTCTACCTGTGCATTACGCTTGGATTGTAATATTGTTACCCGTTTTTGCTCAAAGTCTAGTGCATCCCATGTAAGCAGACGCATGTCGCCCACTCGCTGACACCATTCGTATGCCATGTGAGCAATCAACCCGATGTTACGGGTGCTAAAATCGCTGTACGCTGCGTCTAGTAGCTTCTTGACATCCTCCCTACGCCAGACAACCTTACGTGGCTGTGTGGCCCTCCTACGCACCGCTGTGAAGGGATTAATAAAGCAGTGTTCCATGCGTAGGGCATAGTTATATAATATTCTAGCTGTCGCCAGAATGTGATTTGCTGTAGAGATACCACGATCACACCACTGGTCATAAGCCAGCTTAGACTGCTTGGTGGACAGCTTTGTGCCATCCACCTCGCCAATCTCTACGCCATCAACGTGGGTAGCCAGTACAGCACCAAGGCAGTAGCGATAATGTACTTTAGTTTCATCTCGTAACTCCTTGAAATCGTGAGATAAGTAATACTCATCTGCTATCTGATTGAGTTTCATTTATGCAGCTACCTGACTGAACACAGGGTTGTCGATCCAACGTGCTACCTCAATCTCACGCTCAAACATTGACTTGGCCTGTGTGTCATTGCCTGTGTTACGCTGTTTGAAACCGTTACGCTCATCAGCATAGGTAGCATAGTTTGTAAAGGCAGAGTATAGTGACCACAGATTACGGCCACGGGTGCTTACCTCTTGATTGTACAAGATGTTCATCTTCTCTGCTTTACGATCAGACTGCATCAGCTTTTCTAGCATAGCTTTCACATCCACACCAGCGAGGCTAGTGTTAGCCCACCGTTGCATCTGTTCTGTCTGTGCAGTAAAGTCCTGCTGTGACTTTTCAAGTTCAGTGATGAACCTGTCAAGGCTGAAGTTGCTGGTGTTCTTACGCATCACCTTGTCATGCCGCCCACGTATCTGCCCATTGAGACAGAAGAAGTCGATGGCACCGAAGATGGTGACGTTAGAGCATGTACCGTTCACCCCATGCAGGGCAATGATACGTTTAGCTACAGTAGTCTCATGCCTGTCAGTTATAATCTTAGCATTCACATTAGGCAGACGCATATCCATCATGGCCCATCCATTCTGGTGAGCATCACGCCAGCTAATCTCTGCACCCTGCATATCATATTCAGACAATTCATCTGTGGTTGCATTGATTACGCTACGGAAAAATTTACCGTGCGGTTTACAGGTAAAACCATTGCCAACGATACCAATGTATTCGCCTGTGTTGGCATTGATAACATACTTCTTGTCATCCATCTTAGTCTGCTCATACTCAACGTCAAAGTCGAGGTGTTCTGGAATATATTCTAGCATTTGTAGTCTCCTTTCGTTAATTGATGTCATGTTATATCAGTAATAATTCGCACAGTCAAGCGTTAATCCCAACGACCTATTTGTACAACAGGTGTTTTGCTTTCTGCCCATTCGGGCAGGACATAGGTTGCATGGTAATGCGTGGCACCCTCAACGAAGTCGTCAAGGTTGCCTGTATACACACCGTAGGCAATCAACATGGCTTGCTGCCATGAACCTTCATCGGGAGTGTTGTCTGACTTACCGTCACAGTACCAGCTAAACTGACAGCGGTGGCGTACAGGAAAGTCCTGTTTCCATGAATATGTTGGCCCTTGCTTGACCACATCACATACATCATCAGGATATCTGTCATCACGCACTCTGTTCATCACCACTTGGGCTACCGCAACCTGCCCAATGAAGGGCTGGTCACGGGCCTCGTGATACACGTTGAGTGCTAGGCACACAAGTGCTTCTGCAAACATTAGTTCTCATCCTCTTCTGCTAACACCCAATCTGCGTAGTGCATACGCATACCATTGTCATCTTCTTTGGGTACAAAC